CTATCGAGCCGTCTAAAAACCCTTCTCTTCCGTGGTCATATAAAGCGTTTGCCATCTTACCCCCTAATCCGTTGGATACTCCTCGAATCTATCAGGTACAACCAGTTTATTAAGCTCTTCGTAATATAAGGCTAATTGAGCCAAGCCCCATGACTGCATATTATCAGCCACGCCGGGAGCTTTATTGACTTTGTTTATCTTGTCTTGTGCCTTAGCAACAGCAGCCTGACCACAAACGCCCAAGACTAAAATCCTCTCCAGATTAGGATTTAAGGTTGACGCTGTATCTGATAGAGAGTGATATTTCTTACAGTAGAGGTAAACATCCGCAACCGATGAAGGCGCTGTATCGAGCTCCATCCTTAAAGTAGTCCCCCACACATGAAACTGCCTGAACCTTTGCGGTTGTTTATCCACCGGGTACTCGACTTTTTTAACCTCTAATAAGTCAGTTATAGAACTAAGGGAGAGTTCCCGAGAACTCGCAGTAGTCGTTACAGTTTCCTTCACCTCATAAGGTGAATACTTGGACATCTCGATAAGGCAGTCGTTGGTATAAACATCAAGCTCATCGTCAGTCCATTTATAGGCAACATCAGAGCCTTTCAGTTCATCATTGAGTTTTTGCCTTGCTATTGCTCTTATTCCAGAAAGTAATCTAGCCATCTTTACTCCTTCTTTACCGGTTTTTCGCAGTAATCAATAAGCTGTTCCTCAGTCATAGAGTCAGCCATCTCTGCTGCCTGTTCGCTGTAACTTCGTGGTGTTTCTCCGCGCTTCATTGACAACGCTATGCAAGCCAGTTTCTTTTGATCCTCCGAATAAGGCATTTATTTCCTCCTAAAAAATACCAACAAGGCAAAGTAGGCTAACAACTAATAATCCAACTAGGGAAATCGGTATCAGCCAACGGATGCCATCTAAGCCAGATTCCTTTTCTAAGTCACCCATATCACTCCAAATCTCTTTCATTCAATCTCCTCCTTTACTACCATGTAATAAGACCGTCACCTGAACGAGTCAGCGTGTGCGGTATCTTTACCTCTCTATGTTCTGGGTCTAAATGGAAAAACTTATTCTCAGGCGTGCTGAACAAACACACGCCATGAACCCCTACTCTTTGAGCCTCAGCCAAAACTTGCTCTGGTTTATCCACGTGCTCTAAGACTTCGCTCATCCAGACAAAACCAAACTCTTTATCTTTGAAATTCAAATGATGCGCATCCATCACTGTTACTCCCTCACCCTCTTTAATATCTATCCCCACATATTCTCCTAATTGCTCCAATGGCTTGCGATATGCCTGAATAACACCGCATCCGATGTCGAGAACTTTCTTAGGACTACAGACTTGAGGCAATAATAAAAGTCTCCAGGGCTGCACACCCTCCATGTTTCTAGGCTTCTTTAGCCTCTCCTCAATATCCTTTAAGGTTGGCAGCCAGTATTCCTCAAACACTTTAGGCTCATCGTACTCTAAGGCTTTCTTCCTGGCCTGGCGTTGCCTCTCTTCCATCTTCCCGTTCTTCCATAAGTTATAAGCCTGCTCAAGATATTCCAGAATCTCTTTAGGGTTACAGTTATATTCAAACGAGTCCTGTAGGTCCCACTGGGCAAACTGGTCTTTTAGCAACCACCCTCCGGATTGTATCTCTGGTTGAGCGGTATTATTAGCAACGATTGTCGGGCAACCGCAAGCCTGAGCCTCTAACGCTGGAATACCAAACCCTTCACCCTTAGATGGTAGTAAGAAAACGTCCATAGCGTTATAGGCTCTAGCCATGACTTCCGGGGGTATCCCTAATCTCATCTCCTGCTGTTTAGGGAAGACTGTCTTATCTTTTATCCCGAACCCTATCCTTGCTTTTTCAAGGTTAAACCCTAAACTGTCATAAGGCGGAGTGTGCATATACCACACGATATTAGAATGTCTCTTAGCTAGTTGGCTCACAGCCCACAAAGAAGCGTTCCAGTTCTTGCGCTTGCAGTTTGTAGCTACCGTGCCAATGACAAACTTATCCTCCCACTTGAGACTTGCCCTTGCCGTTTTACGAGTCTCAGCGTTCGGAGAGTAGATACGACAATCTACCGAATGAGGAATATAATAACTATCAATGCCGTTCTTTTTAAGTTCAGCCTGCCCGAACTTCGACATTGCAATCGGCTTGATGATGTTAGGGCTTTCTTTTAACACCTCTAAGACTCTTGGCGGTATCGGGTCATGGTCAATCGGTATCCATGGCGCCCAGTTTAACTCTTGTGATGTTCCCTTGAGCACCCATACGTCGACTAAAGAAATAAGTAGATCAGCGTTCCAATCTTCATAATCATCCTTTATGTGCATAACGCCATAGCCATCATGCGGAACATTCGGGTATAAGGGGATATCGCCCCAACTGGTTCTTGACCCGCTGAATCCAAAGAAACAGAAGATAGCTACCTCATGCCCTGCTTGCTTTAATTGTTTAGTTACCGATGCAGTTTGTAGCCCATAACCTGAATTACATAATGGACTAGCACTTTGCCATAAAATTCTCATAGTTTCCTTTCTAAAAAGGGGAGAGACCGAAGCCCCTCCCCTTAAAGTCCGATTAACGAATCGGTTTATTGAGCGTCACACAGACGAGCCGCTAACACGTTGTCCAGTGTCTTTACACCACACAGCATATCGATAGACACTACATTCGTCTTGGTTGCCATTGTGTAGTCATAGACTGCACGGCAAGAAAGACCCTTGTAGTTCTCGACAGCCGCTTTAGCTCCACCAATCGGAGGGGCTAAAGGTGCAGTCACCAGAGCAAAGGCGTTCCTGTGGAAAGCCAGGTTAGCAAGGTGGGTGGACTGGAAGGTCACTACAGCGTCATCGTCCTCATCTTGATAAAGCGCAGGACTGACAACACACACCGCAGTAGACACGGTTGCGGTTACACCTGTAGTCACAACGTAGCCATGAGGGTCGCCAGCAATCTTGAGGACATCGCCAGCAGTAACGGTTGCACCACTGGCAAGGGCATCAACAGTTATACTGGTAGCTGCTTTCACGCCTGCCCCTTTCAAGGCACCTGCTAAGTCGCCGACTAATGAAGAGTCTACGGTATGCTCAGAGATGTTCTGATCCATGTAGAAGTCCATCCCCATCACGCGCCCCATAGAGCCTTCTTTCAGAGCCTTCGTGTCACCACGCTTCTCAGCATGTAGAAAAGCGTCCAGAGCAATATATCTGGCTTCAGTTGTTGGGTGAAGCACAGCATATCTTTGGCTCATCGGGACTTTCTGTAAGTTAAGTTGCTCTCGAAGTTGGGCAATGTCGCCTACAACCTGAGTCGAAGCCGTAACATCGGTATGCCCACCTATATCCACATATAAGGCTGCCAATAGCTCGTCCACTCTCTGTGCCATAGCTCTCATCGCCGGGGCAATTAACTGCTCTGAAAAACTCACAACGTCCAGGCTTAGTTCTGAGGTCGTTACTTCAAAGGACACATCCAGATGATTGTCAAGCACTACTTGCACGCTAGACTCAGTAACAGCCTGAGCAGTAGCGGTGTCAGCGAAGGTATCCACAGTAAAGGATGCTGGCTTGCGAATAGTGACTGTTGAACCAACCTTTTGGAATTCCTTTGAGTAAGCCCTATGAACCAAGCTCGCAAGGACTGTCTCATTCTCCAGAGCCATCAAAGCCTCTTTTGCGATGATGCTCGGGGTAATTAGAGTATTACTCACTTAGGGTTTCTCCTGTTAGAGATTTTGTTTAGAGACGGAGACGACCTTTATTACGCCGTCTTTTCTTGCTTTTTCCTCCAGGCGATGTACTGTTCAGGACTCATTTTGTCCCGCTCTTCCATCGTTGGAGTATGTTCGCCTCCAGAGGTAAGGCCAGAATCAGGCATTAAGTCCTCATCTTCCTTTTCCCCCTCACCAGCTTTCTTCTTGCTAGGTTTCCCTATCTTCGCAGCAACTTTCTCAAGTGCCTCTTCATCGGTTATACCGAGGTCTGCTAAGTCCTCGATATTCAGATGATACTTGACGGCGACTTGGGCTACCGTTGCGTCTGCTTTGGCCTTAGCTATAGCCTCTTTGTCGGCTTTTAGCTGTGCCTCGCTCGTTGCCACCTTCCTCTCCCTCTCTTCGATAGCGGTTGCCCTCTGTTCAAGGTCCTGCTTGCGCTGGTAAAGGTTCAAAAGTTGTGGGTCATCTCTCGCCTTGTCGAGTTCTGCTTCGTCAATCTGACGCTGTAGCGCAGTCAACTTCCCTTTTGTTGTTTCCGCATCCTGCCTCAGCGATTCAGACACAGCGTTAGCAGCCTCGAGCTGGTCAGCAAGTTTCTTCTGCTCCCTTCCGGCAGCAGCTTTCGCGTCACTAACCATCTTTGTGACCTGTTGCTCTGTAAAAGTCTTTTCCTTTTTGTCAGAAGTACTCGTAGGCTCGCCTTCAGAAGTCTTCTCGTCCTTTTCGGCTTTCCCAGTTTCGTCCAATGTATAAACCTCCTAGTTTATTGCCTGCTTATGGTGCAGGCTAACCTCTCGACCCTTGTTAAAGTTTTTTGGTTTTTCTTTAATAAGATTTAGACTGTTAAAATAGCCTTTAATAAGCCCGACTTGATGTTTACCTCAGACAAGGTAAAGAAAGCCCATTCTCGTTGATTTTTTAGCCTTAACTTGACAATCAGGCTGTGCTTTGGTATTTTGAATATAGATGGCTATTAAGAAACAGATACTACTTGGTGTTGTTCTTTATGGGTTCTTTGGCTACCTGATAATAGGGACATTTAAGCCTGCGATACTCCTCCCTACTTGGACTCTTGGTGTCTATTTTGCCTTAGCTACGGCAATAGTTATCTGGGCTTGCATAGAGAGGGATTGGAAATTAAGGGGATTAGTAGGGCTCGGAGTCTTGGGCTATGTAGGGGTATGTTTCTTAATCGGGCTACTTCTACTCTGAACACCTATCAGTGCCGTAGGCTTCAACTCATAAGCCCAGCGTATTTATGATGCTCGCCCATGTTTATCACTTGTAAGTGCTTGTAGTGATGCCCCCACCTTACTATAAGCCAGCTTCCATCAGGCTTTTCCAGTAATGCTACATCAAATATCTCATAAGGGTCATAGCCCTCTGGTACATAGTCCAAGCGATGCCGATATTGGCCTCTCTTTATTACCTTTGCCCCTGCCTCCCTAGCTGAACGTACCATATCACTGAAATCTGTGTGAGTTTTTTGACTATAAGTCATCCATTGCTCATGTGGGTCTTCCCAAATAGGACGCTCGGCTGGTGGTATTTCTTTCCCTTCCCCCTCCCATAGTTGTTTTATCATTTCAGCTATTTGTACTGCTGGCGACACGGCCGAATAAGGAATGCCCACACTTGCACCACCTCCACTACCACCGCCACCTCCAAACTTATCACATCTATCACCAAGAGGTTGTAAGCCATAACCCCAATCTTTATTCATTACTGCGTCATTAAGAGCTTTATTGCCACATCTCGCTTCCAATCTCAGGTGTTTAGGAAGATTGTCATAGTATCTGAGCCACCTTTCCTGTTCTACGGTAGGAACTTTCGAGAAATCCCTTTCCTCAGTCCAAATCCCAAGTCTAAGCATAAGGTCATAGAAGTCTCTATGCTCCATCAGCCAGCGGTCATCTGCATACCAAGTACCCTCAAAATCCTCGGGCTTCTTGGAGAAGTCGGTGTACCAGGTAACATAATCGTCAATCAATCCTTCAGGGAACTCCGCTTTGTAAGCATCTATTCTATGCTCATCAGCAACCCATTCTGGATGATTTAGCTTAAATGCTTCTCTGGCTTCGTCTCTGGCTTCATCGTTTGAAATATAATACGGCGAATCCTTGTCTCCGTAACCCTCATACTCCTCACTCAACTCACGGTTTTTTATCTGCAAGTCTAGGACTTTCGGATTGTCCTCTATCAGCTCACGCCCTAACCAGTCTCTCAGAGGGTCATCGTCTAATAACAACCGCCTCACTTCCCAGCTATTACTCCCAAACTCAGCACTCGTGTCAAGATACTTGAAGTAGTTTTCTATTGAGTCTTTAGGGGGTAAATTGAATTCTACCGCTTTACCCGGTATATCCAATTCGTCAATGAGTTTCTTGACCTCGTTGTAAGCCTCTAAGGAATAAATCTTAGCCTGACCCCACAATGCTAACAGAGCGTTATCTTCAGGATGACTTTTCAGCCATTCTTCCCGGGGGTTCTGTTTGAGCTCAGGATGGTCTTTTAAGAACTCAGCCTGGTCTCTTTTGTCCAGTGAATAATACTCCCTGAGTAAAGCCAATGTCTGCCTACTAAAGTTCCCCATATAATACTGAGGGTATTTCTCTTTAATTGCATCTTTATCGGTTGCCTTTTGATATGCCTGCCACTGTAGGAAATACTCCTCAAATGTATCACCCTCTCTAAGGTCAGCGTTTATGTTGATATAACTAGAACTTGGTCGCTCTTGGTAAGTTTCTTTAACCGCTTTCGCTTTGATGACAGATTGCGCCAACTCAGGTATATGATACTTGGGGTCAATATCCTCTGGTTTTATCCCGCTTACTCTAGGTGATATATCGCCATAGAAGTCTTTAGTATCGTATATGTCCTCTTTGTTCACAGAATACGGTAGCGTGTCAGACTGCTTCGGCTGCCCTAACATATCTATAAACTCATCCCAGTAACCTCCACCATAAGTCTGCACACCAACGCCGAACATACCTGGGAGAGCTAATAGACCGCCAGCTAGACCAGCATCAAGGACGGCTTCTATCATATCCTGCACAAACATCGGCACCAACCTTTGAAATGCTTGTTCCCTTACTGATTCAGGCTCCAAAGATAACTCATCACCCATGAAAGTTTCACCACGAAGAATATCACTTGCAAGCCCCATTACAGGCGAGAACTTAGTTCTAGCAAATTGGCTCAAAAGTTGGTCTCTTTGAACTTCGGTAAGTTTGCCAGTAGTTGATGATTTCCTTATCCCTGTAATTAGGTTCACAACTAGCCTGAAATATGGCTGGAAGCCTGCCCAGAAATCAAGGCGGGTATTACCTACTTTAAGTTTTCCAAAATCAGCAGATCGTGGGTCAAGCTCTACACTAGCATCGTCATCGGCTAATACCCATAGAGTAAGTATCGTGCAATTAGTCGCCACAAACGCCACTATATTCTTTGCCATCATCTTGCGTACAGCAGGAGTAGCTCTAACAAATTCCACTGGCACCATTACCCTACTTATTTGATACCTCGGGGAGAAAAGCCCAGCATTGAGAATCGGCCCCAAGCCTTTTAACTTACCTAGACTCCCCCTTCCCGTCATTACATTGATTGCCCTAGCAAGTGAATTGTAATCCTCCCTTGTTTTACCTGTGCCTTCCCATGCCCGACAATAACTAGCGAAGACATCCATTCTTATTTTATTAAGGTAGATAACATAAGCTCTCTCTGAATGCTTTATAAGCGGGATATAGCGAGCTAATCTCGACATAAAGGCTTCTTCCATCTGTGTTAGCTCTTTGGCTATCTCAAATAGTGGGGCAATGTATAGTACATCGTCTAGGCTCTGTGAAAACTCATAATAGGGATTAGCCCTAGTGAGTTCTTCAGTTATTCTAGCGTTCTTCTCGCTGGCAAACGCCTCAACCATAGGCTTCAACGCAGGCATTGTTTGTGGGGCTTGCCCTACAAAAAGCAACGCCCCCTGCCTTAACGGTGCTGACAAGTCCCATGCAGCTAATACTACTCGGGGTAGATTTATTAAGTCTAGAACCATAAACCATGCCTTATGCCCTCGGCTTGTTTTGTCCAAAACTGCTTTGACTAATTCGCTCCCAAACATCTTTTCCAATCGTGCTAACTCGCCTATCGTTGGTATATTCCCTGCAAGTAAATTCGATAAGGCGTTGGCTGTGTTAAATTTGGTAAAATACAGCATATCCGCATCGTTTATCGCATCATATAAAGCCCCAATATCAGCATCGGTCATCTGTAACTCGGGTGGTGCAAAGTCTGACTTCGGTAATTCTCCCTTCAACGCAGCCTTAGACTTATCAAAAGCCTCCTTCCCCCTCGCTGTCTTTAGTATCGCAGCAGCTTTACCTGACCTCTTTGACAATTCCTCATGCTTTAGCTTCTCAGTTGCTTCTCTTATAGGTTCAGCGTTCTTGATAAGGTCGGTTAGTTTCTTGACTACATCTTGTGTCTCTTCAAGATTAGCTTCTTCCTTTACCGCATCAAATATAACCTGCTTAGCAGATGCTTCTGCTTCGGCTTTGGTGGCGTGAACTTTCTTAGGCTTGAATATAGTGCTATGCCAGTCACGGAGTAAGCGTTCACTCATACCCTCAATATGCTTCGTTATACTTTCTTCAGTTGCAGAAATACCAATAGGTAGTTTCTCCCCAGCATCAGCCCTGCGTTTTAGTTCGGTTATCAAATCTTGCTTGATAGTATCTATACTAGCTTCAGGCACAGCTTTGGCGGTTGCTGAAGCCGCCACTTCTGACGGCTTCGTTACTCCTCGTACGCTTGGTACACGAGCTATATCAGCAAGTTTAATACCCTTGCCCTCCATAATATCATTGACAAACACATCGATTCGCACTTTGCCGATACCACCCACATCTTCAACACGCTTCTTTAGATGCCCCCCCAATGCTTCCTCTATCTCACTACTCATATCGTTAATACGGATTTGTAATGCTTGGTCAAACTCCCCTGTTCGCCTTACATAAGCATCCACATCTTTGAGCTTAACTAAAACATCTATATCAGATAATGCTTTTTCTTTACCTGTTGCCCTACTACCGATAAGGTAAGTGTCTTCTATAATGTCTCCTAACCCATACTTGGTTGCTATAGTTCTTGCTTTATCGTTAATATCCTTGAGAATCCTTACCACCTCTGGAGTGATACCTTTGGGAACTTCAACCCCAGCCTCCACTTCCCTCATAGCCTTCTCTAAAGCCTCTTGCCCTTCGGGAGTCTCTAAAATCTTACCAGCAGCTATTATCTTCGCTTGCTCTTCAGGTATGCCTTGTTCCTTTAGCTTCGCCACCCAACCGTCATAGTCCACTTTTAATTCGGGAGACATTGCTTTATGAAACTGACCTACAGCACTTCCCCCACCGATAATCGCAAGAGGGAGAGTAGCTATTGCAGTCCGTATTGTTGTCTCGGGTATTCCTTCAATTAGACTTCGGTTCTCATCGAAGGTCTTAACCGTAGCATCCTGGATAGCACCCTGAACAATCTCCTCGAATATCTCAGCTAACTCTATGTTGGTAACAGTTTTCACCCCTCGCCCAGCTAATGTTCCTATAGTCCGTCTGGCTATTTCCCTTTGAATGTTCCTTCTCAAGCTCTGATAAACACTTGGCATTATAGCCTTCAATACTGGCATACCACCGACAACCTCAACCGATGAAATCACACTGCCGATAGGTACTGAAAGCAGCGTTGCCTCTTCAAATGTCGCCCCACTCATCATTAAGTCGTCCATTAAGTCCTGTGATTGAGCGGGAGTTGTAGCTACCACGCCAGCAGCCAACCCAAGAAATGGATTTTGCGTAGCACCAGTAACTACTATCGTTGTCCCTAAGAAAGCCAATGTGAAGGCAGCAGTATCAGCAGCCACATAAGCCCAATAAGCAGGGTCTTTTAGAATGCTAGGGTCTTCCTGAATTTTCTCAATAGTTCCCCCCTCCCATTCTGGCGGAGGCCTTAATTCGGGATGACTGCCTAACCATTCCTCTTGTTGTCCCTTCAGGTGGAAATACTTTTCCCTGAATTTATCTTGGCGTTGCTGTCTTTCAACCTCTGCCTCTCCTGTGCTTTTTAGTAAGTAATCTAAAGACTCCTGTTCGATTTTAGTGAGTGGCCTTTCCTTTTGTAGTGCTAGAAGTCGCTCTTTGTTCATTTCGGCTATCCCTGCACCTGGGGGACCAGCCAACTCCTTGAACCTTGGCAAGACACCAAGTATGAATTGTTTGCTGGCAAACCAGAAATTTGCCATACCAGAATAGAAAGCGTCCCAAATATCCTTTAACTTGCTTTCTTCCTTATAAGCCGCCGGCGCACCAACAAAGAACTCTGCCAGTTGCTCCTCTGTAGTATCAGGGAAGAGATCCTTTAATATACTCTCAGTCGTCTCGCTTCTGCCTGCTTTATAAATATCGTACAGGAAAGCGTTTTGCTCCTCCTCACTCATAAAGACATAATCAATATAAGCCTCACTTGCTCCCAGTTGCTTAAGTAAATCCTCACTCTCGGTTGTCCTGCCAGCTTCCATTAAATCACTCATAAACCCTTCAGGATCAACATTCAGATAAGCCATAATAGATTCAAGCGTTTCTGTGGGTTCAATCTGCCCATATACAGTTTCAGGATGCTCACCAACCACATCTTCCATCTCCTCATACCCATACTGTTTACCCTCAGGGGAGATATATTTCCAATCTTCGGTTAT